TGAATGGCCAAAATTAAGAGAAACTATTAAATTTAACTATGCACTTGATAATCATTTTGCTGAATTAAAGTCACAAGAATTAATGACTGATAGATTTAATATGATGAGAGATGTTGAAGAATTAGTCGGCACATATCTATCTAAACAATATGTTAAAGATAATATATTAAGACATACACCAGATGAACAAAAGAAAATCGAAAAAGAAATAGAAAAAGAAAAGAAAGAAGCAGAAGGGGAAGGCGGTCAATATCCACCTCAAACAGATATGCCCCCTGCAGTTCCACCGGTGAATAAAATTAATGTACAACCCGGAGCAGATCCAGGAGGACAAACATTTACTCAAAATCCTCCCGTAGAACCAGCACAACCTGAAGAAGTTAAACCGGAAATGCTCACGGGAGGAAAATTATATAGTTTACCTAGTAGTGATATAAATAAGAAAAGAAAAAGTGGTTGATACGAACGAAAAAGATGACTTAACAAGTATGGTTGACGCAGTTCTTAAAGGGGATGCCGCGGACGCCCGTCAAAAGACATTTGAAGTATTAAATAATAAAGCTTCTGATCATATAGAAGAGTTAAAAAAAGAGTATACTTCTAGTGTTTTTGATAAAGAAGATCTGTAATCATAACCACATAAGTTATATAAATAAACATAACAAATCAAGTTAGGAAATAAACATGAAAATACTTGCTGCAAATACCGCGAGCACGACAACAAATAACACTGTAGGAAAAGCTACTGCTATAGCCGTTACCACAACTGCTGTTACATTAATTACTATCATAGATAGTGACGGAACAGCATTAGGATCAGACGGAACTGTAGTTGGCTCAATTTCATTACCGGCAGGTCAAGTACATGTAATTCAAAAAGACGCAGACCAGTATATTAAGTCTAGCACTACAAATGCGCAATACACTCCAGTTGCAAGATCAGGTTATTAAGGGAAACTTATGAAACTCATGTGCGAATTAATGGAAGACGTAGAAATGCTTGTGGAAAAAGATAGCTCCACAGATCAAAAGAACTACTTTATTAAAGGTGTCTTTTTACAAGCAGAACAAAAGAATAGAAACGGAAGAGTCTATCCATTAGAGACGATGCAAAAAGAAGTAGGTAGATATTCTAAACAGTATATCGACACAAACAGAGCTTTCGGTGAATTGGGGCATCCAGATGGTCCTCAAATTAATCTCGAAAGAGTTTCCCACATGGTTAAGGAACTTAAGCAAGATGGTCCAAACTTTGTAGGAAAAGCAAAAATCATGGAAACTCCTTATGGTAAAATTGTCAAGAATTTAATTGATGAGGGTGCTAAATTAGGAGTTAGTTCGCGAGGCATGGGTTCACTAAAATCAATTAGTGGCTCACAAGTCGTACAGGATGATTTTCACCTTGCAACAGCTGGAGACATTGTTGCAGATCCCTCAGCACCTATGGCGTTCGTAGAAGGCATCATGGAAGGCAGGGAATGGATCTGGAATAATGGTATTTTAAAAGAAACAGATGTTCAAGAAATTAAAAACAGTATAGTTAAAGAATTTGCAAAGAAAACCAGAGACGAATCTACCTATGTATCTTCGTTCGAAAAGTTTTTATCAAAGCTTTAATTTTATAAATAATATAACAGTAACTAATATTCTATCATAGATTAGGAGAATGCAAATGTCTGAACAAGAAACTGCCACTATAGAACAGCAGCAGACTCTTGCCACAAGTGTGAACGAACTCGAAACATTAGCTCAGCAAGCATTAGAATTAGACGGCGAGGCAAGGGAAGAGCTCGTTGAACAGATAAAAACTAAATGCAACGAAGAAGGGCTATCGGCCACTGAGACTGATGATTTGTTGGAAGAGATAGGTCTTGTTCAGGAAGCACGTAAGGTACAAGAGGGTAGTAAAAATCAACCAGCACCTGGTAAGGGTGGCTCAGATGGCGATGGGCCTGACGCACAAAAAGTTGTGAATGCGGATCCTCCCGCAGAAGTTAAGGGTTCCGGAACTGCAATGGGCAATCCTGTAAAGGGAAAAGCTAAAATGTCCGATAAAGGCGAACCAATGGCTAAGGTAAAAGAAGATTCAGTGCCAACAACCAAAGCAGGTATGATGGCAGCTGTTTACGAAAAACTTGGTAAACTGAAAAAAGATCAGATTGCCGGGCAGTATGAATCAATTCTTAGTTCCCTAGAACTTCAAGAAGGTGCGGAAGAAGAAACCGATGTTAGACCACTTGATGTCCAAGATGACATTGATGCATTAACCGCAGGCGAAGAACTTTCACCTGAATTCAAATCTAAAGCAAGTACTATTTTTGAAGCGGCAGTTCAAGCAAAAGTAAATCAGGTTGTTCTTACAAAAGAACAAGAACTTGAAGAATCTATGCAAGGACGATTGCAAGAAGAATTACAATCTTATCAAGAAGAAATTGTAGAAAAGGTAGATAATTACCTCAATTATGTTTCTGAAGAGTGGGTAAAAGATAATAAATTAGCCATCGAAAAAGGAATTCGTTCAGAATTGACCGAAGGATTCCTCGTTGGACTAAAAGATCTATTTACAGAGCACTATATCACCATACCTGAAGAGAAGGTTGATGTAGTAGATGACCTGTTCGGTAAAGTTGAAGACTTAGAAAAAGAACTGAACGAGCAAGTTAGTAAAAATGTTGAAGTTCAATCAGAACTCACAAAGATTAAAAAAGAAAAAGTTTTATCGTCATTGACGAAAGACCTTACTGAGACCCAGAAAGAAAAAGTGGCAGAATTAGCTGAAAATGTTGTAGCTGAAGACGCAGAGGACTACGAAACTAAAGTCGAAGTTCTTAAAGAAAATTACTTTCCAACAGAAGAAAAGAAAGTTGCTCTGGTCGAAGACATTGAAACACATAGTAATGAAGAAGAAATCGACGAAAGACCAATCCTTAAAGAAGGAATGGAACACTATATGTCAGCTATTTCAAGACATGTTAGATAATTAGTAATAACAATTTTTAAATTTTAATGATACATTCAGGAGAATAACGATGTATTTATCTGAAACTTTACAAGAAAAATGGGGTCCTGTACTCGACCATCCTGATCTTCCTCAGATAAAAGACTCTTATAGAAAAGCTGTTACAGCTGTTTTGTTGGAGAATGAGGAAAAATCAATCATGGAAGAAGGTGGGTCTACTATTTTATTTGAGGACGCTCCTGGGAACGCTGTTGGTGCCGGTATGGGTACTACAGCTGGAAATATAAAAGGTTATGATCCTGTACTTATTTCCTTAGTTCGCAGAAGTATGCCTCTTTTGATCGCATACGATGTTTGCGGAGTTCAACCAATGACTGGTCCGACTGGCTTAATTTTCGCCATGAAGTCCCGTTATGCATCCCAGACCGGTTCAGAAGCACTTTTCAGTGAAGCTGATTCAGGAAAGTCTGGAACAGATGCAGCTGGTACTTCTGCACACACCGCTAATGGTAACCCAGCAGCTGCTGCTTCAAGTTCAACTGCTTATCTCCCAGGTCGTGGAATGACTACGGCACTTGGTGAAGCACTTGGAGATTCTAGTACCAACGCTTTCGCAGAAATGGCCTTCTCAATTGATAAGGTGACCGTTACAGCGAAGACACGTGCACTCAAAGGTGAGTACACAATGGAACTCGCACAAGACTTAAAAGCAATTCATGGTCTTGACGCAGAAACAGAATTGTCAAACATTCTGAGTTCTGAGATTTTGGCAGAGATTAACCGCGAGGTTATCCGAACAATTTACGGTAACGCCAAAACTGGTGCCCAAACCAACGTAGCCAATGCCGGTACATTCGATATGGATGTTGATTCAAACGGTCGTTGGATGGTTGAGAAATTTAAGGGCCTGATGTTCCAGATTGAGCGCGAAGCTAATGCAATCGGACACGACACACGTAGAGGAAAAGGAAATATCCTTATGACTTCTTCGGACGTTGCATCTGCACTGCAAATGGCTGGTGTACTTGATTACACACCTGCTCTTTCCGGTAATGATTCCATTAATGTTGACGACACACAATCAACATTTGCTGGAACACTTAACGGTCGTTACAAAGTCTATGTTGATCCATATGCAACAATCCAAGACACAAATTGGTTTGTACTAGGCTATAAAGGTTCTAGCGCATATGATGCCGGATTATTCTATTGCCCATACGTTCCACTACAAATGGTACGTGCGGTTGGTGAGAATAATTTCCAGCCAAAGATTGGATTCAAAACACGATACGGAATGGTATCAAATCCTTTCTCCACTGGAACCGCAGCATCCTCCGATGGATCACTCACTTACAACACCAACGTTTACTACAGGCGCTGTCTAGTTACAAACTTGATGTAATCTTGTATTAAATTAAGTGATATAAATAAGGGTAAGGGGTCTAGAACTTCTTACCCTTTTTTTATGTTTAAAGGTATTAATGGCACTCGTAGACAAAACAACGACATCGCGAACCGGAAAACTAGGTTCCGATAATATAAATTACCTTTCACCTACTGGCTTTAGATTTTTATGCACTCATATGCCAGAGACTCAATTTTATTGTCAAACAGCCAATTTACCAGGTGTTTCAATATCAGAAATACCCGTTGCTACACCACATAAACAACATTATGTAGCTGGCGATAATGTAACATTCGATGAATTTTCTATAACGATAATCCTTGACGAATACTTAAAAAATTGGGAAGAAATACAGAGATGGATAATAGGTTTAGGTAAGCCTTTCGGTTTTGAAGGATATGAAAAAAGAAAAAAAGATGGATTGGATACAACAGGGCAATTATTTATTCTTACAGGCTCTAAAAATCCATCGCTAAGATTTGATTTTTATAATCTATGGCCAAAATCTATTGGATCTGTTCAATTTGATTTAACACAATCCGATATAACCTACACCACAGTAGACGTAGTTTTCCAATATAATTATTATACAATGACAAGGATAAACGAACCCGCATAAAATATTATGAAATTAAGTGACATTCAAACAATGTGGCAAAAAGATTGTCAGATTGATGATACAAAATTAGACGCAGAATTATTAAAACTCCCCAATCTTCATAGTAAATATCTAGGAATTTATAATGATGAATCTCTCTCCCAGAAGAGGTTATTTTTTGCAAATAAAAAACTCATAAAACATAAGACCATTTGGTATGCTGGAAAAATGAGTGAGGAAGAATTAGAAGAACTAGGTTGGGAACAATTTAAAATTAAATTAATCAAAGGATATGAACCTAAAATAGAAACATATCTTCAGGGAGATGATGATTTAATTGAAGCAAATCAAAAACTGGAATATCAAAAGATAAAAGTAGAGTTTTTAGAATCGATTATCAAATCCCTAAATACAAGAGGATACAACATTAAATCGGCTATTGACTTTTTACGGTTTACAATGGGACAATGATATTAAAGAAAATTGATGATGTTCATTTATTAGTTGAATGTGATAGAAGTCAGGCAGCTGAATTAAACGATTATTTTACGTTTGAAGTTCCTAATGCTAGATTCACATCATCCTATAAGAATGGATTTTGGGATGGTAAAATTAGATTATTCGATATAAGAACAAGGAGATTATACTATGGGCTTGCTGGATACATTAAAAAGTTCTGTGAAATCGGAGAATATGACTTACAAATTGATAAAGGCTTTACGTTCGGTGATAGTAATTACACTGATACTGATAGCTCTGGGTTACGTGAACGCTTCTCTTTAAGCTTAGAACCTAGAGATTATCAATTAAAAGCTATAACACATTGTATTCGTAATGACAGGTGTTTACTTTTATCTCCAACAGCCTCCGGCAAATCTCTTATTATATATTTACTTTTAAGATATTATAATACAAGGAGTCTTATAGTGGTACCAACTGTATCATTAACACAACAGATGTATACAGATTTTCAAGAATATAGCAGTGATTGGGATGTAGAAAAAAACTGTCATATTATAAGTGCCGGTAAGGAAAAAGTAACTGATAAACCAGTAGTTATAACAACCTGGCAATCAATATATGGAATGCCTAAAGAATATTTTGAAGGATTCGAATTTATGGTAGGAGATGAAGCTCATCTATTTAAAGCCAAATCTTTAACTACTGTAATGAGTAAGTTAAAAAAGTGTAGATATAAATTTGGTACAACGGGTACATTAGATGATTCCCAAACTCACAAGTTAGTTCTTGAGGGATTGTTCGGTCCTATTTTTAATGTAACTCAAACTAAAGATTTAATAGATGCAGGATACCTTTCTAAATTTTCCATTCAAGCAGTCATATTGACATATGATGATGAAGTAAAAGCTGAAAGTAAAAGTTTCTCATATCAAGATGAAATGGATTTTCTTGTTAGACATCCTAAAAGAAATAAATTCATTAGAAATTTAGCAGTTGATCAAAAAGGTAACACACTGCTTTTGTTTCAATTCGTTGAAAAACATGGTAAGATACTATATAATATTATTAAAGAAAAAGTAGGAGAAAGTAGAAAAGTATTTTTTGTTCATGGAGGAGTAGATGGAACAAATAGAGAAGAAATCAGAAAAATCACTGAATCAGAAAAAGACGCAATTATTGTTGCAAGTTTCGGTACTTTCAGCACTGGTATTAATATTAGGAACCTTCACAACATCATTTTTGCTAGTCCTACTAAATCTAAAATAAGAAACTTACAATCAATAGGTAGGGGTTTGAGAAAAGGTGATAATAAAGAGGAAGCGGTGTTATTTGATATAGCTGATGATTTATCTTATAAATCTTATACCAACTATACATTGAAACATTTTAAAGAAAGAATTTCCCAATACAATGAACAACAGTTCAAATACAATATGTTTCACATTAGGATTTAATTATATATTTTCCCGGTGGCAACAACATTAAATATTATATCATATTTTTACGAAAAGGTCAACCGAAAAATAAATAAAAATAACCCTTGATATTATTAAAGAAATAAGGTATAATATAGGAAATTATGAATAAAGAAACAGCAATAAAAGTATTATTTGAAGATAATAGGATACTTTTGCCCAATTTTAGATGGGCAAATTATCATCAATTAGATCACGAATATTATCATTCAAATAACATAGATTCAGTGTTCAAAAATGAACTCAATATGGATCTATCTAAACGGGTTAGTATAATAACCGATTATGGTTATGGCGATATAGTCTGCAATATGAATTATTGGATGTGGATGAACGAAATTAGGCCTATAAAGTTAAAGATCTTATATGATGAAACTCATGAGAAAAAGGGGTTTAGTAATAAGGAAACTACTTTAGATAAAGTTAATTTTATGGTTAAAGAGTGGGGTTCTGATATTGAATATGATTTTGTTAAAATTAGAAGGTCTTACGGAAATATTCTAAGAACATATAAAAGTGCTTTAAGAGGTAAGGATCTTTTTTCCCACATAGATAGAAATCATAGAAATATGTGGTATAAACATGTCCCAATTAATATGGAACAATATTCATTTGTTCCACTTTCAACGCAGATGGAATGGTACCCTACTAAAACACAATGGAAGAGACCTAAAAAAGATTCTGTTTGTATATACAAATATTCTCCTCCATTAGATTGGGATTTAATTTCTAATAATTCGTTTGCTAATATTGGCGATAAAATGATATCGCAAGATAAAAAAGTTGTTAGTAAATATTGGAGAGATTTAGAAAAAGCTCTAAAGAAATCTAAGCGCAGTATAGAATATCTTGATTATACTATGACACCTAAACAACTAGTTGATAAAATTTCAAGTTGTTCTTACCTAATATCTTCACGTGGTGGTTTTGCTTTCTTAGCTCAACTTATAGGCACACCTACAGTAATCGTATTTCCTCCGGCACACACCGTACCTGAACGAGATTATACACCACAGAGTATTCAATTTCATCAAAAAACAATGAAGCTATTTGATCCTACAGAAATAGCTACTGTTGATATTGATGAACTTGAAAAGCAAGATACTATGAAAAAAACAAGGTTGATGCATAAAAAGAAAAAATATCCAAATTTAAAATCTATGCAGAAGTTAGAAAAAGATACAAAACAATTTGAACAAGAAATTGTACACGTATACAGAGAGGCAATACTAAAAGACGCGCAGGCAAAGGAAGCGGAGTCTAAATCAAAAAAGAGAGCGAAAAGTAAATAATACAGAAAGGTAATTATGGGATGGTTTAGTCACATTACTAAGCATATTAAAAAAGTATTTTCAACACCAGCGGAAGTTGTTAAAGAAGCAAGTGACATAGTAAAAGAGAATGCAGATGAAGTTAAAAAGACTGCGAAGAAAGCTACAAAGAAGACTGTAAAGAAAGCAAAGAAAAAAGTGAAAAAAACAGTTAAATAGTCCCCCTCTATAAATTTTTTAATAGTTTTGAAGGATAACAATGGCTAGAGCAAAGTCGATACATTATGTTGATAATAAAAAATTTCATGAAGAGATGGTTAATTATAAAAACCATTGTGCTGAGGTGAAGAAAAAAGATCCGGATGAATTAATTCCAATTATTCCAGATTATATTGGTGATTGTTTTATGAAAATTGCGGAGAGACTTAGTTTAAGACCAAACTTTGTTAACTACACTTTCAGAGATGAAATGATCTCAGATGGAATAGAGAATTGTGTTCAATCAGCTCATAATTTTAATCCGGAAAGATCATCTAATCCATTTTCTTATTTTACCCAGATTATATATTTTGCTTTTATCAGAAGAATACAAAAAGAGAAAAAGCAACTTTATATAAAATATAAAACTATTCATAATAATAGCATGTTATCTGATAGCGCTTCAATGTCTGAGCATGATGATGGCAATACTAACTTTAATATTGAAGTTTTAACTGAAGAGCAAAAAGCAAATATGTATAAATTTGTAGGAGATTTCGAAGACGCGAAAGCCAGGAAATCTAAAAAAGCCACAACCGCGAATACATCAGGGGCTAATACATTAGTACCTTATATGGTAGAGGCTGATAACGCAACATGAAAGCAGCCATAATTACCGATACGCATTTTGGTGCTAGGAATGATGCTATAGTTTTTTCCAGTTACTTTTCTAAATTCTACGAAGATATATTCTTTCCTTATCTTAAAGAACATGATATAAAAAGCCTCATACATATGGGTGATGTATTTGATAGACGAAAGTTTGTTAATTACAAATCTTTATATGATGCTAAGCATATGTTTTTTGATCCCTTGTTAGAAAATAATATAGAATGTCACATGTTGGCTGGAAATCACGATACATTTTATAAAACTACTAATGAAGTAAATTCTCCAAGTTTATTATTAAAAGAATATCCTAATATTACGACACATAATACACCGAAAGAATTGAATTTTTGTGATGCAAATTTTGTAATGATGCCATGGCTATGCAAGGATAATCATGATTATGCAGTTGACTTAATTAATAAAACCAAATGCGATATAATGTTTGGTCATCTCGAAATTCTTGGTTTTGAAATGATTCCGGGACAATTTAGTCCAGAAGGATTGGATCGCAAATTATTTAAAAAGTTTGATATGGTGTTCAGTGGTCATTTTCATCATAAAAGCGATAACGGAACTGTTTATTATACAGGAAATCCCTATCAAACTAATTGGTTGGATTATAAAGATCCACGAGGTTTTCATATATTTGATTTTGAAACTAGAGAATTAGAATTTATTGAAAATCCTTACGAAATGTTTCATAAATATTTTTACAATGATTTGGATTGGACCGTTGAATCAGCACAAGAAGAAAACTTTGATAAATGGGAAAATACTTACGTTAAAATAATTGTTGAAAATAAAACCAATCCGTATTTATTTGATGTTATCTTAGATAAGATGTATAAATCCGGAGTTGGAGATGTTACAGTTGTTGAATCTTTTGCCGAATTGGATGATGAGGAAAATATTATCGATGAAGCACAAGATACCATGACAATTTTATCCACATATATAGAACAGTTGGAAACACCTGTAGACAAAAAAAGACTTGACATTTTAATGAGAAACCTGTATAATGAATCTTTAACCTTAGAGTAGCATGAGTGACAACGCATCCTGGTTTTATGGTGAGCGCTTACCTGAAATAGCCAGAGAACATAATTGTTCGTTGAAAGAAGCAGAGAGAATTTTTATGGATGAAAAATCCCGCGAAAAAATAACAAACCCCAAAACAAAAACAATAGAAGTTGATATAGAAGAACCAGTTTTAAATAAATTGATGTTGTTGGCTCATCAACACAATATAACACTAAATCAATTAGTCGGTAAATCATTACAGGATCAGCTAGTAAGTGCCGAGTATCAATTTGAACACGGCAAGCAGTTACTGACCGAGAATTAATGATTACATTTAAATCCGTTCGCTACAAGAACTTTTTAAGTAGCGGCAATGTTTTTACAAAGATAGATCTCGATAGATCTAAAACTACACTTATCATTGGAGAAAATGGTGCTGGAAAAAGCACTATGCTTGATGCTTTAACATTTGGTTTATTCGGGAAACCATTTCGTAGTATTAATAAAGCTCAATTAATAAATTCTATCAATGAAAGAGAAGCCGTTGTTGAAGTAGAATTTTTGGTGGGCAAAAAACATATATTAGTTCGCCGAGGTATTAAACCAAACTTCTTTGAAATAATAACAGACGGCCTGCAATTACAACAAAATGCTAGTGTAAGAGATTTTCAAGATTTTTTAGAAAAAAGTGTATTAAAGTTAAATTATAAATCTTTCACACAAATAGTAATTTTAGGTAATTCTTCATTCGTTCCATTTATGCAATTAAAAGCATCGGATAGAAGAGATATTATAGAAGACCTATTAGATATTCAGATATTTTCTACTATGAATAATGTTCTTAAAACATATTCAATGGAAAATAAGATAAAAATAGATGAGAATAAATCATCCAAAGATTTACTTGAAAATAAAATAGAATTAAAAGAAAATTACATATCTCAGTTAAAACATAAAACAAAATCTCTTATATCTGGATATGAAAAAGACATTAAAAAATCTTTAGATGAAAAAGAAAAGCTTTGTGCTCAAATCGAAGAGGTTAATCAATCAGTAGAGGAACTTTTAAATCAAATAAATGATGCTAAACAAGTAAACGAAACTCATGATAAACTTACAGAATATCAACGTTCCATTCTCCGGAATGTTAATACCGAACAAGAAAATATCTCCTTCTTTGAGTCAAACGATGACTGTCCAACGTGTAAGCAAAACATCGACCACGCCTTCAAACACAAAGAAATTATACAAAAACAAAAAAAGATCGAAGAATATAATAGCGCAGTCGATAAGATTGACGGAGAGCTTAACTCTACCAGAGAAAGATTATCTGCAATACAATCAATTCAAGAAAACATACAGGGTCAACAAACCTCAGTACAAACAATTAATAATAACGTAAGGGTTATTGATCAGTATGTTAAAAAACAACAAGAAAGTATTAATCAGTTAGAACAAGATACTGGTGATATAAAAGAAGAAAAGAAAGCTCTAAAAGAATATGCTTCAGAATTTAAAGAAATAGAAGCGCTAACAGAAGAATTGATTGAAGAAAAATTTGTACAAGAAACTGCTAGAAATATTTTAAAAGATGAAGGTATAAAATCTAGAATTATAAAACAATATTTGCCAATCATGAATAAATTGATTAACAAATATTTAACACAAATGAATTTCTTTGTATCTTTCAATTTAGACTCGAATTTCAATGAAGAAATTAAGTCAAGATATAGAGATGATTTTACGTATGATTCTTTCAGTGAAGGAGAGAAGATGCGTATAGATTTAGCTTTATTGTTCACGTGGAGAACAATTGCTAAATTGAAAAACTCAGTTAACACTAATCTATTAATATTAGATGAAGTGTTTGATAGTTCCTTGGATGGTGAAGGAACAGATGAGTTTATGAAAATAGTTAATGAGCAAGGATCCACCACAAATGTATTTGTAATTTCTCATAAGGGTGATACTTTATATGATAAATTTAGAGTTCACATGAAATTTGAAAAACGTAAAAACTTTAGTGTGATATTATGATAAAGCCTTTACTTCCAGAAGGACACGAGTTATTAGAGCAAGAAACTATACCTTTTAGTTTCTGGAGTCCCCCGGCTGACCCTCACGAATTTCAAGATGAGCTAATTGAGAATATGCTACATTATGATGGCGTAGGTTTATCAGCAAATCAAATAGGTTATAAGCAAAGTGTATTTGCTATGAATCACGAAGGAAATAATATGGTACTGTTTAATCCTCAAATTATCGAGGAATCAACAGAGTACGTTTGGGAAATGGAAGGATGTTTAACGTATCCAGGTTTGTTTATTAAGATAAGCCGACCCAAAAGTTTGTCGGTATCATGGGAAGATGCTGAAAATAAAAACCTAACTGGTTATTTTTCTGATTTATCTGCTCGTATATTTTTACATGAAATGGATCACATAAAAGGAAAAGTCTTTTATGAAGGTGCCAGTAGACTTCATTTATCAAATGCGAGAAGAAAAAGAAGATCACAACTTAAAAAAATAAAAACCGCGAGCCCGACATTATGGCAAAGTCATTTAAACAACAAAAAACAAGAGAGAGTTACAGCAAAGATGTCTTGAAAAAGATGTCAAAAAAAGAACGGCGACTTAATAAGGAGTTAGCTGATAATTATATCGATGAAGAAATCGATGAATTCGAAGAAGAGAACGAATATGAGTACAGTAGCTTTAGGAAGTAAGGAACCTAGAATATACAAATATAACAGTACAAAGGAATACGTAGATAAATTTCCAGTTGCTTATCGACAATGGAAAGCAGATAGTCATTGTAATGTCATTCATGGCTACAGTTTTAGTATGAGATTCTTTTTTGGTACTGATCATTTAGATGTTAGAAACTGGGTTGCTGATTATGGTGGTATGGGAGAACTTAAAAGTTTCTTAGATGATATGTTCGATCATACTTTATTAGTAGCAGAAGATGAACCGCACATGGATCTTTATAAACAGTTAGAGGCTGCAGGAATAGCAAAACTTTCTGTATTGCCAAAACTTGGATGTGAAGGATTATCTGAACAGCTATATAAATATGTAAATGGAATATTCATTCCTGATATGTGGGGGCCAGGCGAAGCAGAAAGACTCTGGTGTTATAGAGTTGAAGTACGTGAAACACAAAGTAACATGGCTTGGCGTGAAGGTCATAGAGAATGGAATGAAGACTTATTTAATGTAGATGAAGGATAACAATGGAAACAAGAGTATCAAAAGAAGATTATAGTACTTGTGGTAGTATAGAAGTTAAAGAGTGCGTAAATGAATGTACTGAACCAATATGTTATGTGCGAGATTTGCGAGAAGCTGTTGCCGGCACGGGTGTTGAATCAATGGTGGAAATGGCATTAGAGGAACATTGGTTTACAGCATATGATGCGGGAATAAAATCTTGGCCTATAGTTCAAGGATAAAGGTAACATGTCGAAATTAAGATATTCTGAAATGTTTTATAGCATTCAGGGTGAAGGAAAATTTGTAGGAATACCAAGTGTATTTTTAAGATTATATGGTTGTAATTTTGAATGTCCAGGTTTCGGTCAGGAAAGAGGTGTACCTCTTCTTCCACGTGATGATATGCCTTGGAAGAATCTTGATATTAGTAAATATAAATCTGTACAAGAATTACCAGTTATGCATATTGGATGTGATAGTTCAGCTAGCTGGGCTAAAGAATATATGCATCTCTCTGTGTTT